TCTACCCAGAAGCAAGAAACTTATATGAACAATATAACGGTATTCTGGTTGAAGATGATCCAGCCTGGAAAGAACTCACAGGCACAGCGGAAGCGTTGATCCGAAAGAGTAACACAGAATTATGCACAACAGTGATTCTGGAGACTGTACGTCAGCTGGAATATCTTGCAAAGAGGAGAAAAGCCGGATGAACAAGATGCGTGAATATGAGCGAGGCCGTGAAGATGGTCTTGATCTTGCCCTCAGGATAGTACGTCAGGGGGGAATTGAAGCTCTGAAGAAAGAAGTCAGGTTTCGGAACATTACCGGAGTACATACATCACTGGCAGTAAAGGATTTGGACAAAGCATCTGAACAGATCAAGGCAATGACCTTGGATACCTTTACAATACTGAGTATTGCAGTGCTGCATGATTATTTCGGATTTGGTCAGATTCGATGCCAAAGATACATGGATGGCATGGACAAGGGAGCTGAGTATCTGACAAATGATCTGGCAACATGGCCGGATTATATCGAGAGCATAAAGGAACAGCTTGGTATGAAGTTGGAAATCAGATGGAATAACTGAGGAGGGATAGCTTATGGATAAGACCTGTGCAACATGTGTTGAGAATGACGATGGGCTGTGCGACCGAAAAGGCATCCTGGTCCATGATGATGATATCTGCAGTCAGCATAAAGAATCATGGAAAGATGCAATGTTAAGGCAGTTCAACAGAAGAACAATGAGGTATTGAGTCCTTCACTCGTAATGAAGGGATCGTGAAAATAGACAGAAAGGAGCCAGCCTCCGGCCGGGGCAAGGGTATACCGGGCTTCTGAGAAATATGATTCATGGAGAACTAATTGTAGATAATTTTGCAGGTGGAGGAGGTGCTTCCACCGGAATAGAGTTGGCTACGGGATATAGTGTTGACATAGCAATCAACCATGATCCGGAAGCTATACGGATGCATAAGACAAATCATCCGAACACAAAGCATTACTGTGAGGATGTATGGCAGGTTAATCCTGTCGAAGCATGTAAGGGCTATCCGGTAGGACTTGCGTGGTTTTCACCTGACTGTAAGCATTTTTCTAAGGCGAAAGGCGGAAAGCCAAAGGACAAATTTATTCGCGGCCTTGCCTGGGTAGCGTGCAGATGGGCGGGGCTTGTAAGACCAAGAGTGATTATGCTGGAGAATGTAGAAGAATTCAAAACATGGGGACCACTTAACCGGCGAAAACATCCAATCAAGTCCAAGCAGGGAAAGACATTTGAGAAATTTGTGCAGCAGCTCACAGATCTCGGATATGAAGTACAGTTTCGTGAACTGATAGCTGCAGATTATGGTGCGCCGACCATGCGAAAGAGGTTCTTTCTGATTGCCCGATGTGACGGCAACCCGATTGTGTGGCCAAAGCCAACACACGGACCGGCAGACAGTGAAGAGGTGAGAAATGGTAACCTTAAACCTTATGTCGGAGCATATACGCAGATTGATTTTAACAGACCATGCCCTTCAATTTTTGATACATCTGAGCAGATCAAGAAAAAATATGGTATCCGTGCAGTGCGGCCGCTTGCACCAAAAACAATGGCACGAATTGCAAGAGGATTGAAAAAGTTTGTTCTTGAGAATCCAGAGCCGTTTATTATTCAGTGTAATCACGGTGGAAAGCGCAGGCCAAACAATATAAAAGAGCCAATGCCGACTATTACAGGAAAACACGGATATGGGATTGTCGAACCAACGCTTGCACCATATATGGGTACCAATACAACAAATCATCCAGGAGGAAGTTGTAAAGATCCTATACATACCATTACAACCGGAAATCAGCAATGTGTAATCAGCCCGTTATTGATTCAGTATCATTCCGAAACAGTACAGGGAGAGGTGAGAGGACAGACAATAGATG